TCGAGGTAGGCGAAGTCGAAGTCCAGCTCGCGCACCAGGCGAGCCTTGTGCTCGTTGTCCTCGAGGTCCACGAACTCCACGTTCTTGATGCCCAGGTGCGCCATGATCTCGTGGCGGATCGGGTTGTGGAAGATATCCATCGACACCACGCGCCGGAACAGGCGCGAGAGGATCACGGCGGTGATCCCATTCCAGGTGCCGATCTCCAGGCAGGTGTCGCCGCGCACCTCGCATTGCTCCAGGAAGCGCTTCAGCTCGTGGAAGACGCTCGAGCGCCGAAAGACCTCCCCACCGAAGCGCTGGTGGATGGCGAGGAGCGCCGGGTCTGTGAGGATGATCTGGAGCATGCGCCCGATGCGCTTCTCCGTTTCCTGGGTCCATTCGATCATGGGTAGAGCACGGCGCGCAGCCGGCGGTCGGTCTTGATTCGGTGGTGCGGCAGGAGGCCGCGAAGATGCTCCAGCTCGCGCTCGGGAACGTGCCCGATCGGATCATCGGCGGCGCCAGGTTTCCACCTCTCGTTGACGTTGTGCAAGCCGCTCGAGAAAAAGTCGAAGCCGGTCAGGAACAGCGAAGCCGGCGCGAACGAGAGCACGGTGAGGATGGCGGAGAAGCCGGTGGTGGGCACGTGGCGCCCGAGCAGCTCGAAGTGCTCCAGGAACTCGGCCAGCTCGGGCACATAGGTCTCGGTGAACCACCAGGGCTCGCGCAGCGTGTAGATCCAGCGGAAGTCGACGCCGGCCAGCTTGCCGCGAGCCTTATGCCAGTCGCTGCGGATCGCGTTCGCGTTCGGGCACTTGCACATGCACAGGTCGACGCCATCGCGCTGCAGCTCGGCCGCGCTCTTTTTGATGGCGTTCCCGAAGTAGGAGAAGTAGACGTCGGTACGCTGACCGGCCGCCGGCGAGAGCTTGTAGTTGTTCACGCGCACAACGACGTCGTGCGAGTCGACCAGGCCGGGCTCGTTGTCCAGCACCCCGGGACCGGAGCCCACGATGGCCACGGACCGGCCCTGGAAGTAGGGCGCGACCTCAGCCCGGGAGACGAAGTGCATCAAAGAACCTCTCGGTCAGTTCGGACAGCTGGTCCGTTGGGCAATTGTCCACCACGTGGAGCGAACTGGCACGCTCGAGGATCTTCTGCGGCGTGATCTGGCGGACGAAGCCGGTGGTCGAGCGAAGCCCCATGCGGGACCAGACCAGGAGCGCCGGCTTCTCGAAAGCCTCGGCCATGGGCACCAGGTAGGAGACATACCCGACGAAGCCGGAAGCCACGCTGGCGACGTCGAACAGCTGGCTGATCGTGGTCTCGTCGCGCAGGTCGACGTCGATGCCGGAGAACTTGTAGAGCGGCCGCCCGGCGCCGATCTGCACCAGGAGCACGCGCCCGCGCAGCCGGTCCAGCACCTCCTGGATCCGCCGACAGTCGGGCAACAGCTCGTGCCCAATGCCATCGGTGCGGCCCATGGGAGCGCGCGGCAGCTGCACGCAGACGATCGGACGCCGGTACGCGAGCAGGCGCCGCGTCAGGTCCTGGTCAGTGACCGTCCAGTCCAGGCGGAGCTCCACCGGCCCGGCGATGCCGGCCTGAATGCAGACGTCCTCGAACTGGCGCGTCCGCCAATTGCGGCGCCGGGAGTAGTGGGCCAGGACGTCGACCGGCGAACGGCGGAACGGCGAGAGCTTGATCCGATCGGCGTACGCCTGGAAGACCTCCGGCCACGCGGTGCACACCTCGAGCTGCTCGCCGCGAGCGACCAGGTGCCGCACCACCGCGGCGAGGTAGATGGCGTCGCCGATGCCCATGCCACCGCGGATTGACCTCATGCGATCGCGCCTCCTCCGGCACTCTTCAGACCTGCGAACGGACCTCTGCCCGAACCTCTGGAATCTGCGGCCGGACCTCTCGGACCTCTGCGGAAACCTCTGCCCGGACCTCTTGCACCTGCGAATTTCCCTCTTTCACCTGCTCGCGGCCCTCTTTCGGGCCATTTTGGCACTCTGCAGGATCTGCGCGGACCTCTCGGATCTCTTCAGCGACCTCGCGGCAGACCTCGATCGCGATCTTGACCTCTGCCGCCGGCACCTCGCCGACCTCGAGCAGAACCTGCTCGAGCGGGATTCGTTCGAACGCCTCGAGCGCGGTGCGCCGGCTGGCGTTGATCACGCGCACGCCGGCGACCTTCGCGTCCCGGGCTACCCGCTTGAACTGCTGCGGCCACCGCGCGATCGACAAGCAATTGCCCAGACCGGGCGGGTGGTCGCCGTGCCAGTGCCGGCGGCCATCCGGCGCGAAGGTGCAGTCGTACCCGAGCAGCACGATGCGCGCGGCGCCGGCGGCCAGCGCCAGCGCCACGGCGCAGGTCCCGCTGTTGCCGGAGCCGCGGAACCAGGAGCTGGCGTGAAGGGTTTCGACACCGTAGTTCGTGCCGAGAGCCGACCGGCAGAAGCGCCGGCCAGCGAAGTCGCGCGCCGTCTCCTGAGCGTGCGTGAGGCCAGTGCGCGGATCCTTGGTCGCCCACCACTTCGCGTCGAAGGCGAACAGCGCATCCGCCCACGGCGCCAGGCGAAACGTCGTGTTCGTGACCACGGTCGGGTGACCGGTCCGGCGGACGAGCTCTACGTCGTCCGGGGTGAGCGACGGACCACTGGCCAGGCAGAAGACGGTACGCCCGCGCCATTGCGGCGCCGGCGCTTCACCCTTCATTGATCCCCGTCGACGCGAGGAGCCACACCTCATGGCGGCCGGAGACGTTGTCCGGCAGCACCGCCTCGAGGTTGTAGATGCTGCCGTCCGGAGCGACCGCCCGCATCGAGGCCTCGAAGCCAGGCCGGTACCGCGTCTCGATGCGGCAGGTGACCTTGCTGTTCAGGGCCTGAGCGGCGAGCAGCTCGCGCCCCTGCAGGTAGACGATCGCGCAGGGCATGCGCGAGCGCGCCACGAAAGCGTCGAGCCAGGCCGGCTCCCACGCGCCGTCGGAATCGAGCTGGCCAGCGTCGCGCTGGAACGTGAGCCAGTGCCGGAGCTTGCCAGCCCTCATGCCATCCCCAGGCGCACCCGCAGCGGACGCATCAGCGCCTCGGCGCCGTTCGGGATCGACGCGAGGGCCTTCTCCACGCTGTCCTCGCGATTCTCGTACAGGTGCCCCAGGACCAGGAGGATCGCGGCGCGTAGCGAGCGCGGCAGCGGCGGAGCATCGGAGTCGGGATCCTCCTCAGTCTGGTAGCCGGCGCGGTACCGGACCTTTACCGTGTTCGGAGCCTTCGTGACCTGTGGCCAGCTGGTCGCCGGGCGCAGCACCACCGGCTGCTCGGGCGTGCCGTAGTCGTCCACCACGTAGTCGGCCGGATCGAACTCGCCATCGGAGTCGTTGACGGCGGAGAACGAGAGCAGCTCGATGAACGGCGGCCGCGGCAGCTCGAAACCATCCGCCGGCAGCTCGTCCATGGCCGCCTCCCAGGTTCGAACCAGGAGCGACAGGCCGGTGAACTGCTCCGCGTGCGCGACGGCCGCGTCGAGCATGCCCAGAATCAGCGCGTCGTCCGGGTGCGTCTCGTTGTCGGAATCGCCGTCGATCGGCACCACCTCGAGATGCTCGCGGCAGGTGTCGAGCGACAGCAGCCGCCCGGTGGCATGGGTGATGACCTTTGCGCGGAGGATCCGAACGTCAGCCATGGGTGTCCTCCGACTCGCGCAGGTCCTTACCGTCGCGGCCGCGCTTCACCGCCAGGCGCCAGTCGGGAGACTCGCCGGGCACCGCCTCGGTGGCGCGCTGCGCAATGTAGAACTGGCCGCCGTAGGTGACGCCGTCGGACTTTTCGAACTTCGCGCCCTTGCGCCAGACGCCGCGGTCCAGCACGACGTCGAACTTCAGGCTGCGAGTGACGCGCGTCTCGCCGGCACCGAACGCGAACTCCACGGTGCGGCCATCCTCGAGCAGCACCACCTCGAGGTCCTCGAGCTGGAAGCCATCCCGACCGGGAGCGCCGTCCTTGCCAGAGATCCCGGCAGCACCGTCCTTGCCGGCCGGGCCGGGGTCGCCACGCTCGCCCGGCAGGCCGCGCTCGCCCGGCGCGCCAGGGGCACCGTCCTTGCCGTCTCGGCCATCGCGCCCGTCGGCCCCGTCCAGGCCCTTCTCGCCGCGCTCGCCCTGCACCCCAGGCGCGCCGTCGCGCCCATCCCGGCCAGCGGGCCCATCGCGCCCCACCTCGCCGGGCATTCCGCGCTCGCCAGGCGCGCCGCGCTCGCCGGGAGCACCCGGAGCACCATCCTTGCCCGCCGGGCCCGCGTCGCCCTTCTCTCCGCGCTCGCCGGGCCGCCCGGGTTCGCCAGGAGCGCCGTCCTTGCCGGCTGGGCCAGGTTCGCCTCGAGCACCAGGCGCACCATCCTTGCCCGCGATGCCCGGCTCGCCGCGCTCGCCCTGCAGGCCGCGCTCGCCTTGGGGCCCGCGATCGCCGGGCAACCCAGGAGCGCCGTCGGCACCCTTCTCGCCGGCCGGACCCGGAAGTCCGCGTTCACCCGGAGCACCGGGAGCGCCGTCCTTGCCATCGCGGCCGGGCATGCCGTCGGCACCCTTCTCGCCTTGGGGGCCACGCTCGCCAGGGGCGCCAGGAGCACCGTCCTTGCCTGCGGGTCCAGCCGGGCCCGCCTCGCCGCGTTCACCAGGCATGCCACGCTCACCTGAAGGCCCGCGATCGCCGGCTGGGCCTTGCTCGCCAGGGTCGCCCTTGTCGCCCTTCGGGCCGGCAGGGATGGACTTGATGAGCTGCTCCAGGGACTTCAGCGAGACGTCGACCGGGTCGAGCCGCTTGTCGACGTATTGCTGCAGGGCGGAGAACACCTGCTCGGCCAGCTTTTCGAGATCGCTCATCGCGTCGGTCCTTACGTCGATTCCGTCGGCGTCAGCGCCACCGCAGTGCGCTCGCTGCCGGCCATGGTCGCGGAGACGACCACACCCGAGTCATCCACCGCCTGGAAGTCCACGGTGGCCGCATCCGGACCCAGCGGCGTGATGGTCGTTTTACCGGCCGCCACAGCGAGCAGGATGCGCAGAGCGTCGCCCGCAGTGTATGCGCCCTGCACCTGATCATCGAGGCAGGAACGCGACAGCAGCTCCGCGATTCCAGCATTGAGATCGATGAGGTTCTGCGCCGCGCTCTTGCCGTTGGCCAGCGTGTAGGCCCAGATCTCCGCGGCGGAAGCACCGGTGCCCGCGTCGGGCCCGGTGCCGCCGTTGCCGAAGTAGCGTGAGCCGAACATGTCAGGTCAGGTCCCGCGTGACTGCGGAGCGGTTGCCGTAGGAGTCGACGGTCGCATCGATCACCGCCTTGGTATCGGCCAGGTCCCTGAATACCGGGTTGAACGTGTCGAGCCCGGTGACCTTGCCGCCCAGCGCGGCGTTGTGCAGTCGGATGGACTGCCGCAGCGTGACCGTGCCCTCCACCACCTCGTCGTGCACAGCATCCGCGATCGCGGCCGCGCTCGGGATATCGCCGGTGGACGCCGGCGACGCCGGGATGAGGTCCGTCTTCGCCTTGATCGCGGCCACTTCGGTGTCCACGTAGCCTGCGATCGTCGAGAGCGTGCTGTTGACGGTGGCGAACGCGGCCGCGACGTCCGAAGCGTCCGCTGGATCGGCCGGCAGGTTGTCGGTCTTCGCCTTGATTGCAGCCACCTCCGTGTCGACATAGCCGGCCACCGTTGCGAGAGAAGCGGCGCTGGCCAGCGCCGTCAGGCCCGCGCCAGCGACGCCGATCTCCGCGGTATCGACCAGGATCGCGTCGACCACGCCGTCGATGACGTCGACCTTGCCGTCGAGCGTGGAGAGCGCGCTGGCGGTCGCCAGGCCGGACTGCAGCTCGGTGGTCAGGTCGGCGGCGGCCGCAGCAGCAGTCATCACGTTGTTGGCCATCGCCCCGACACTGGAGTCCATTCGACCCGACACCAGCGCCGCAGGCAGACGCGACTGAATGTCGTTTGTGTCCGCCTGCACGGCGGCGACGTCGGCCGCCAGGCTTGCACCAGCCGGAGTGCCGAGCACCGCGAGCACGGCGTCGTCAGCGGAAGCCAGGGCGGCAGCGAGCTCTGCGTTCGTCGGCAGGTCGGCCAGCTGCGTGTCCAGGTTCGCCGAAGCGAGTCCGATCGCCGCACGTACGCCGGCGGCGTCCAGGCCGCCGCTCGAGGTCGGCGCGTTCTGCAGCGCCGCGGCGGTGAAGATCTGCCCGTCGCTGCTGGCCTCCAGCGTGCCGTCGAGCTTGTCGGTCACCGCCTTGATGGCGGCCACCTCGGTGTCGACATAGCCGGCGACCGTCGCCAGGTCCGCCGCGCTGGCGCGCGAGCTGACGGTCGCGTCCAGATTGGTCCCCAGGATGTAGCCTGCCTGCCCCGCGGTGTAAGCGCCAGGGAGTGCAGTCACCCATGGATCGCCAGACGCGCCGGCGGCGTTCAGCGCTTCTCCGGTGCTACCGGAGACGGCCGCGTGCGCCGCAATCGGCTCGTCCCATACGGCGTCCGCGATCTCTGCGGCGCTTGGAGCGACAGTCACCGGCGCGTCCTGCAGCGCCGCGGGAGTGAAAATGTACCCGTCACTCGAGAGGGTGAGCGTCGCGTCGAGCTTGTCGGTCGTCGCCTTGATCGCCGCGACCTCCGTGTCGACGTAGCCGGCGACAGTGGCAAGGTTGGCCGCAGACGCGAGAGCCGTCAGACCAGCGCCTGCGGCGCCGATCTCGGCGGTGTCGATGAGGATCGCCGCGGTGTCGGCTTTGACAGCAGCCACATCCGCGGAGACGCTCGCGCCTGCCGGAGCACCCAGGCGGGTCATGATCGCGTCGGTGGCGGCGATGATCAGGGACTCGTCCGCCGGGTCGGTCGGAAGATTGGTGGTCTTGGCGTCGATCGCCGCCAGCTGCGTGTCCAGGTTGGCGCTGGCCAGCCCCACGGCGGCCCGGACGCCGGCGGCGTTGAGCGTCGACAGACCCGACTGGATCTCCGCCACCGCGTCGGCGGCCAGAGCAGCCGCGGTGAGCACGTCGGTGGCCATGGCCCCCACGCTGGCATCGATACGGCCACCCACCAGAGCGGCCGGAAGACGGGTCTGGATGTTGTCCGTGTCGGACTGCACCGCCGCGAGCTGCGTGTCGAGGTTCGCCGCGGCGAGCCCGACCGCGCCGCGCACGCCGGCTGCGTCAAGGTCATTGAACCCGGTCACGCCGGTGCCCTTCGCCAGGACGATGTTGGTGCCTGCGGTCAGCTCGCGGGTCGTGGTCGCCCAGACTGCCGTGCCGATCTCGGTGCCCGCATCGGCGGCCAGAGAGGAAGCGCTGATGCCATTCGCAGCGACGGAGGCCACGGAACCGTTGACGTTGCCGCCGACGTTACCCGCGACCGAGCCCACCGCGCCGGTCACGGAGCCGACGGCGCCAGAGACGCTGGCCACCACCTGGTCGACGTCGATGTTCGTCGCGGAGAGATTCACCGCGGTCGTCGGGCTTCCGATGTTCGCCCAATCCAGGCCCGCCTCGCCGCCGGCGGAGACGTCGAGCGTGCGGCCGGCGGTCGTCGGCTTCAGCGCGGAGTCCTTGCGCAGCGAGAACGAAGCGACACAGGAGCCGACCACCGAAACAGAGTCGACGGTGCCGGTGGTGATGACAGCCTCGAAGTGCGAGCCTGCCGAGAAGAAAGTCCCGTCGGCCGAGGTATCGATCGCCAGGTGGTGCAGGCCGGTCAGCCCGTCGAAGTCGACGGTCAGTGTGATGCCAGCGGTGCTCTGCGTGAGCGAGCCATCCTTGTAGATCGAGACGACCGGCGTCCCGGCGAGCGTGAACGGCGCACCAGTGCTCGGACGATACGTCGTGAACTTGGTGTACAGGACGCTCGCAGCGTCGAAGTCGCCTAGATGCTTCATCGATCAGCCCACAAGTGGTGAGGCAGCGCCGCCGCCGCGCCCTGAGAAGATGTTCACCACGATCCCGCCGCCGACGGCTGGCACGCCCAGCCCGAACGGATACATCAGAACTGGTGAAGCGAAACCGCCGGCAGGGTCGTCCAGCTCGAGCAGGTAGTATCCACTGCCGTCCTCAAGGACGTAGCCGCCGGAACCGTCCTCGAGGATGAATTTACTCGGCATGCTCGATCAGAAGAACGTGGTCACCATCACCATGCCGTGACCGCCCGCTCCGCCAAAGCCGCCGGCCACGCCACCACCGCCGCCGCCGCCGCCACCTGGGAAGCCGCCAGGGCCGCCGGTGGCCACGCTGGAGCCACCGCCCACACCACCCGACCCGCCGAAGGGAAGGCGCGCGGAGTTGGTGCCGGACGCCCCCTGCGCGGAGATCACGCCAGCGGCGCCTCCACCCCTGCCGGAGCCGCTGATGTTCGTGTTGGTCCGGCCGCCGGAGCCGCCGCCAGCGCCGCGCATGCTGTTGCCGTTGTTCGCGCTCGTGATTGCTGCGTCCGTGTCGCCACCAGACTCGCCGCCTCCGCCGCCCCAATCACCCTCGGAGCCGCCAACCGGTGCGGTGGTGCCAGAACCACCAGGTGCGCCGGTCCCGCCCGTCGCCTTCGCGTTGCTTGCCGCCGTCAGGCCGGCGCGGCCGGCTGCGACAGCCGGAGAGGTCGTGCCACGGCCTGAGCCGCTGCCGCCGTTGCCTCCGTCGGCCGATGCAGCTGCAGTGGCCGCCACACCGGCGACGCGCGAGCTCGAGGTAAGCGGCCCTGCGTTGCCCTTGTCGAATTGGGAAATGGTGCCGATGTTGCCGGCCTGATTCAGAGCGGTGCCGGCTGCGCCGCCAGCGCCAGGCTGCACGGTGGCAGTGGCGCCCAGCTCTTCGGCTTCAAACCACGCCTCGTCATAGCCGCCGCCGCCGCCGCCGCCACCGCCGGCCGCGGTCGTGGTGGTGTTGCCGCCAGAGCCGCCACCACCGCCATCACACACCTGCGCAAAGACCTTGCGCGCGCCGCTCGGCTTGGTCCAGACGTCGTCCAGGTTCGGCGCCGACCCGATGTAGGTCCAGGTCTCCGGACCACGCGGAACGGGGAACGAGTCTGCCGGCACGAACGAGATCGTGGTGGACACGTCGACGGTGCTGTTGGCCCAAGTGACGGTGCTGGCAGCGATCTCGGCAGGCTCCGCGAGCGAGCCGCTCATCACGTAGATGCCGCCGCCGGTTCCGTCCGTTGTCGCCCCATCGAAGACCTCGGTCACGCTGGCGAGCGAGGCATTCGTAGGCGATGAGCCTTGTGCACTCGCGCTGTCGACGGCGTGCGCGAAGATGCTGACCACCAGCGAGTTAGCGGTTCGAACGGCGCCGGAATCAGCGGTGCCGGTCGTCGAAGCGGTGAACTTCCACGCCTGGCCCAACATGCGGAACGGATCACCGGTCGTCGGGCACCCGCGCACCGTGAACATCACGCCGTAGGTGTGGTCACCGCTGTCGGCGATGGTCGGCGCACTCTCGCTGCCTCCTGCCCGTTTCCAGAAGATGCCCAGTCGCGTGGAGCCGGCTGCTGCGGCCGCGCCGACACCGTTCTGCGGCCCCAGCTGCGCGTAGCCTGCCGGCGTGGCAATTGCCTGCTGGCTCGATTGGAGCACCAGCACCAGAATGTCGTTGGCTGCGACAGTGCCAGGCAGCGTCGCGGTAGGCGCCGCGGTGCTGCTGAACGCGGAACCTACGGAGTTGATGGTAGGCAGAGTGCCAGCGGAAGCGCGCAGCAGCGAAGCGGTCGCCTTCTTAGAGACGCCACCCTGGTTGATGGCGAACTCATCTGTTCCGTTGACCGACGTCGCTGCGGTCAGCGCGCTGATTTTCGTGTCTGCCATCGCTCAATCCAATCCGGTGAGAACGTCGGCGACGGCGGTAAAGGTGCCGGTCTTCGTGTACTGAGTGGTCGAGCCGTCCGGCTTGCGCACGGTGATCGTGGTGCCCGAGATCACGACGTCGTTTCGCAGCGTCGTCGCCTCGAGCCACTCGGTGCCAGCCACCAGCGCCTCGTAGACGTTCGCAGGCATTACCTGGCACTCCAGGCGGATCGGCAGCGCGCCGGCGACGTGCACGAAGATCACAAGCGGGCCCAGCGTGTCAGTGTCGGTCGCGTCGAGCACGGCGTAGTACAGCCCGTTGGCCATGTGCGTCGCGCCGCCACTGTTCTTGTTGACCAGCGCCGTCGCGCCAGCCTTCCACAGCTTGATATCCGTATTCGCGATCGAGAGCGCGGTCTCTTCGGTATTGCCGTCGGTGGAATCGAGGAAATACCCGAGTGGGACCTCTTGCGACGCCGTCGATTGTTTGAGCGGAATCATGCGATGCCCTGCTGCCGAAGGTGATGAATTATCGGCGGAATGATCGGACCGCCGGCCTGCTCGAACCCGACCGCGACGAGGCTTAATTGCGTCGCTGCCGCGGGGATCATGTCAGCGGTAACCGTTCCGGTGGCATTGAAACCCGTGTAGAACTCTGCGCCGGCGGACGTGCCCCAATCGTTTATTTCAGTGAAGCCACTTCCAGGCGTCCACGTTCTATCATTGCTCGACGTAGCCAGCGCGAAGACGGCGCCGACGGTCGAGCCCATTGAGACGTTTACCGGGCAAGTGCTGACGCCGAGTGCGAAGGCGCCACCCTCTGAGATAGGCGCCTGATTCTTCGCGCCACTGAATTCGATCTGGATGATGTGCCGATAACGGGTCGCCGCCGACCATGTGCCGGTCGCAACATTGGCAGCATTTCCAGTGATGTTGTGACAATAAAACCATCTGATGATCTGGGCACCAGCGCCGCCCGATCCCTGCATCGTCAGCGGTATGAAGGTATTCCCTGCCGTGTCGGTGACGCTGTCGATCGTCGTCCCGACGTAGTCACCTTCTTGTGATGCACAACCGACGAGTAAAGAATTCCCCGATGTCGTCGAGAGCGCCGGCGAATCGAGAGTCGCAGCGCTCGCCGAGCCGCTCGAAGCGACGACCGGAGTCCCGACAATTGCGATCACGGCGCGTCAGGAGATGGTCGCGATCAACGAGTCGAGCGTCGTCCTAAAGGTCGCGAGACTCGGCGTGTCGAAGGTCCGATAAACAGGCACGCCAGTCGCGGCAAGCGTGAATGCGAGCTTGAAACCGTTCGCGTCTTGCGGAAAGTTGGCGATGATCCACGCGACGGTGGCATCGATCTGCGCAATCATCAGCCCGAACTCTGTCGCGATGTTGAGGCTCGGATTGTTCTCCTGAGCCTGCGCGTATGCGGAGAGCCCCGGAGTCGTCGAGAGGGTCGACATCTCCGTCTTCGACCTGGCAAGCACCTGAGCGAAGCTCAGGATCCGATCGGCCGCGACCGGGCCCGCAACAGATGCGGCTCGAAGCGTGATCGATTGCGTCCTGACGTCAGCCGCCCGACCCTTTAGCAGACGATAGGCATCGGCGAGATTCTGATTCGTCGCAGGGAAAGCCATAGTCGACCCCTTTGGTATTTGTGGCGAGAAGGGCGCCGCCGCGAGACGGCGCGCCTTCGATCAGGGAGCGACAGACGCGACAGCGGCGTCGGTCTCGGCGTCTTGCGCGTTGAGCGAGTCCGTCGCGGCCTGCACCTTGGCAACGACGGTGCCCAGCGAGTCGGCGATCTCCTGCAGCTGCGCCGGCGTGGCGCCGCCGGCGTTCTGCAGCGCGACCAGAGCGTCCTTGGTGGTGTTGGCCACCACGATCAGCTCGTC